TAGGGTTTGTTTCTTTCAAATGTCCGCCCAGTATTAGGGCTTCTATGTTTGCGCCTGCTAACTGCTTATCTGTTACGCTGTCGCCTTTTTCGTGACCAACAAGGTTGTCACTGGTCACTTCGTATTTACTCATGCGAGTACCTCCAAATCTAACTGTACGCCTAAGAATACCGCATCCGCAAAGGTTATGGGTCCATAGTTGCGTGCATTCGTAACCGTAACGCTTTTCGCTTCGCTACCTAGTGTCTGATCGGCTTCTAACGCTGTCGGCACCGTCACAAGGTAATCGTTTAACAGTTCTTGGTTTGCTGTACTCTCGAAACGTTGCGCCGCTATCACAATGTCAAACCGACACGTTGCCAAGCCTGCGGCTACTGTGCCCATCGCTTCATGAAACGTTATTGCATTGTTACTGGGTACGACTATAGCGCAGGGTGGTGTAAGAAAGTCTGGAACGTAGTCATAACAACTTACAAATGCTTGTGGACTGCTGACGGCTTCTAACCGTGTCTTAATGCCTGCCCTGATGTTGTCGTAATCCACGACTATGCCGCCGCCGGTAGTTTCAACCCTCGTAGTAACGCTATAACTTCTGGGTCCGTCCTCGAAATACGGACGAAGCCGACGTCTACGCTACCAGCTTGAAAGCCTAACGGACTGCTACGACGCTGATACAAGCGTGCCGCTATCACTAGCGCGCATTGCTTAACCTGATCGGGTACCGTCATTGCATAACCATAGAACGCTGTTACCTGCAACGTAGGACGCCCATAACGCCCCCTAGTGTATGAATCACCGTCAACACGCCTAATTACCCTGTATGGGGCTGTGTTGCCGTCTAGAATGTAATCTGTGGTAATGGTTAGCGTTGTGTCGTAGGTGCCGTCTAGGTTTGTGTCTTCCTTAACAACTAATGAATCAGTTTTAGCAATATCGTCAACGTATACTGTGTAATCGTCGTACGCTACATACGTTTTAGCGGTAGCGCTACTAGGTACTACGAATGTCCGCCCAGTAAGCTGATTAATTTCACCTTCTGCGGCAAGTATGGCGTTATCTATTGGCGTGTCTTCTGACGTGGTGCCTGAAGGTATCCCAAGATACTGTTTAACTAAATCGCGCGTGACGTAATTGGGCATTGCCTACTTCTTCTTCGCAGGTGCCTTTTTCGCAGGTGCCTTTTTAGCTGGTGCCTTCTTAGCTGGTTTACTTATCCGGCTAGGTGCTTGTTTTTCCCATAATGATTTAGACATGTGTTCCTTTTCTGAGAGGTGAGAGACGGCACCGGCTACCAGTGCCGCCCCTCAAGACTCAATTAAAATGACGGAGTGACCAATCCGGTTCCGCTGATTTTACTAATTGAAGCTGGGTAGCGCCCAAAAACCGCACATGCGTACTGGTATGCAACAAGCGTAACTGTAAGGTTCAAGCCTGCTGTTTGGTCCATTCTTACCATTACTGGTTGTGTGCTGTCTTCAAATAGGAGCATGTCGGCACGTCGAACAATGAAGATCATGTCTTCGTTGCCACCGCTACCGCTTGTGGTTGTGACCTTGCCTGATGTAACTACTGGCAGACCTGCAATGCTAGCGCCTGTGTTACCGTAACCGGCTATCGGTCCTACACCAAGTGCATTTTGGGGAACTTGGTTAGTTGGTACAACAAGGGGACGTCCACTAGAATCTTGTCCCGCCTGCATAGCCGCTAACCTCCGCGGGTGCATCAGAATTAGATCAGCACCTGCAAATCGGTTGCTGTTAATCTGCTGTATGCCGTCCACAATCTTGCTGTAGGTTTCAGCGGCGGTAGGTGAACCGTCAGTATAGGTAATAGCGTTTGTACCGCTAATGTTTGACAATCCTAGTAGGTTGCCTGATGACCCAGACCCGTGTATAACTTGGTCTTCTACTGATGTTGCTAGTGCGCCCATCATATCAGCGGCGATAAGTGCGTCTATGCCGGTGCCACGATCAACTGCTTGCCGTGATATTTGCTGACCAGAAGCGATTGTACGAACATCTACGGTAAGTAGGGTGTCGTCAATATCAGTTTGTGACACAGCGGCGTTTTCAGACGCCTGCGCCGTAGCTGACGCGCCCGTCGTTACCCTCGACACATTTATCGTCATACCTGAATCAGGAAGTGGAAGGCTTGTGCATTGGTCGCTGAATGGTCGCCCTGCTCTTGCAAGCTCGGCGGCTAGTTGCGTCAAATACTGTGGAACGACTAGACCGGCGTAGTTTGCGGTTGTGCCGTCTCGTAGTTCTACGTCCATTTCTTGCCTGTGTCGCCTAATACGGTCACTTGCGTCGATGTCGTTGTTGTATTGCATGTTGTAAAGGTCTTGAAAGAAAGACACGCTACGGTTATGTTCTGAGTAGGTTAGTGGTTCGTTTGTAACGACTACGTTGCCTACTGCCCGTGTTTCGCTGTCATCAGTTGCGGCTACTTCAGCGCGAAGTTTAGCGGCTTCCAAATTAGCGGTTTGCACGTCGCGTAGTTCTTGTATTCTTGCGTCAAGTTCTACAGCTCTTGTTGCCAAGTCTTTTAGACTGGTGTCTTCTGTTTCGGTCAGATCACGTTCTTCGTCAGCGGCTCGGTTTACAAGACCTTCTTGCGCTTCTGATATCTGTGATCTTTCCTCGATAAGTGAATCGAGTAATTTCATTAGATTATCTCCAAATAATAGTTTTGATTATGTTATCTGGGTGTGTGCTAGGTGTTGGATTACAACGGCGTAGCATACGGCGCGGATATAAGCCTGATTGTAACCTACGTATTGTGTTAGTTCAAGGATTTGCTAAAAATAGAAATAGCCCCTACCGTAGTAAGGGCTACTCTATTGTTTATTTTCAGCGCTTGTATATACTAACGCGTCCGCTTGTCCTGCCAAAGTTATGCTGGACTGCACCGATAGCGTGAGCAACTACTTCTTGCCTTTCTCTTTCAATAGCTTCAGCTCGCTTGGCTTCTTCTATTTCTGCTTTGGTTTGCTTTTTGCTTTTGGACATGTCACCTCCTTTCTGTTTCAACACCATTGTACCACATTCAACACCAAATTCAAATTGTGCTTTTTAGTAATGGGTAAAAGTGCTGGTCAGAAAAAAAGACAAAACGCGCTGACCTGCATATATAAAAAATTAAAAAAAGTTTTTATGGATTAGTTAAAAGGTGCCGCCAGCGTGCTAAACGTGGTACGAGTTCTTCGTCGTCGGGGTCGTATGCTCTAGTAGATAGTACTTGCGCTTCTGAGTATGCTGGCTGGGTCACTAAGCCTACGTGGTCCAACTTAGCTTCCAATCTTTGCACGTGCCGTCGTCCGTTTACCTGAGTGGTTTTGTTGCGTACTGGTATGAACCCGACTGATAAGCCGGTTACCATGCCTTCTTCTGCTAGTGTGCGTGCTTCTTCTCCTCTAGCGGTGCCTGCTAGCTTAAAATCGGCTATTAGCCCTGTTGCGGTTTTTTCCCAACTTACTGACATGCCTATTGGGTGGCGTTGTGTATCGTGTTGCTCTAATAAGGGAATCCTATTGCCTCGTTCTTTAATGCTTTTGTCAAATACGCCGCTTGATAGTGTCTCAATGTAGCGTCCCGTATCGTACCTTGATTGGAACGGAACGACCAAACCTACAATATGATGTCCGTCGTTGTCGTTGCGTGTTTCTAGGTCACTAAATTCTATTGTTCGTGTTTCTAGTTCGCTCATTCTGTCACCTCAACAATTGTTTCTTCTTGCGGTAAGTCTTCTATACGCCGTACTTCGTCTACTGTTAGAAATCCGCTGTCTATGCCTATTTTGTGTGCTTCAAAGCGTTCGCGTCTGTCTGCGCGTTGGAAGTCGTCAGTGTCGAATAGTGCTACTTGTCCACGTGGTAGTAGTCGGCTGAATGCTTGTTCTATGCGTGACATGTAACCGCGTAATGTGTAGGTGACAAATGAGCGGTTGTCTTGTGTTACATTGCTGTAGGTTTTGCTGTTGCCGTCAGTGCTGACGCCTACCATGTGTGGGTACACGCCAAAGACTGTGCATAGTTGTTCTGCGCTGTAGCGTCTACTTTCTAGTAGTTGTAGGTCATCGGGGGAGAAGCTCAGCGGCTGGTAGCTTAGACCGCCACTCAAAACCGCTGGGCTTTTCTGTCTGCCCCCATGTGCCTGTTTAAAGGCTGACTTCAATTCTTTTGCTTCGTCCTGTGTTAGTTCCTGCGGTGAGTTAATAACACCGCTAGGTATACTGCCGTTTACGTGCATTTCGCTGGCTGACTCATCACCAGCCAAACTTAACCCTAGTGTCCTGCGTTGCAACTGTAACGGTCCAGCGCCCATAATATTGCCTGCGGATATGAC